AACTGAGCGCGGCTCAGGATGATCATGTGCGGGTAGTGACGGATTTGAGTGCGAAACTACAAGCCGAAGCCGAACAGTCCAAGGCACTGTTGGATCGCGCCAATGCCCTCGAAGCCGAACTGAATCAGTTTAAGGCCGATGTGCGACTGAATGCCGTCAAGGCGTTGTTCAGTGACCTGCATCGTGATGTCACTGACGCGGCGATTCAGCCGTATCTGGAGATGAACGACGTGACTTGTGCCGCCGTCGCGAATGATCTGCGTTCCCTGAAAGCTCCGGCGCTCAGTCCGTCGTTGTTTAAAGAAACGGCCGTGAATGGCGTTGTTCCGAATAAGAACGAAACCGAACTGGCCGCTCAGTTGTTCGCGCAAGTCGCGGGAGTGAAAGTATGACTACGTATAGCGAGTCCATTCGTCCGTATGAGGCGGTTCTCAGTGATTCGGGCAATCGCAGTTACGATGCGCTGACCATCGCCTCGGGGGCCGGTTCGCTGGTCGCCGGTTCCGTGGTCGGTGTGCTGAACAAACGCGCTGCCGCTGCGCCGATTCCAACCATCGTTGGCACCGGCACCGGTTTGATGTCGGGTCTGACCTTCGGCCCGGATGTCCAGGCCGGGAACTACATCATCACTTTGACCGCCACCTCAGCCACTGCCGCGTTTACGGTCGTCGCTCCCGATGGGACAGCGCTACCGACCGGCAATGTCGCGACCGCGTACAAGTCGAATCATCTGTCGTTCCTGATTGCGAACGGCGGGACGATGACGACGGGCGATACGTTCACTGTCACTGTCACTGTGGGCGGGACGCCCGTTCTCGTCGGTACAGGTTCGGGCACCGTCTCGGGCGTCACCCTCGGCAAGTATGCACAGAACGGCACCTACAAGGTTCGCGTGTTGGCGACTTCCGCCACGGGTGCATTCGATGTGGTCGGCCCGGATGGAAAGTCGGTCGGCGAAGGCAACATCGCCACGGCGTTCACCTCCGATCATGTCAACTTTACGCTGGCGAACGGCGGGACGATGACCCTCGGTGATTACTTCAACATCGTCGTGGTCGGTCATTCGAATCAGGGCAAGTTGTGGGATCCGACAGCGGTCGATGGCACCCAGGAAGCGGTCGGTATTATCGTCAATGCCGCCGATGCCACCTCGACCACGGCGCTGGCGAATCTGTTGGCCCGTGACGCCGAAGTGAAGTCCTCGTTGCTGACTTGGAAATCCACTGTGACGGCTGCACAAAAGGCCGAAGCGATACGCCAACTGGCCGCTCGTCAAATCATCGTGCGGAGTTAAGACTATGTTTGATATTTATCGGGATTACTTCTCCCGCGAAAACTTGATGGCGAGTATCGCCAAAGCGCCGTACATCCCCGGTCGGCTGGCCGAATACTACGAGTCCATGCCGCTGACCTCCACCGTGTTGGCGCTCGAATCCAATCCGACCAATGGCGCGTCGATTCTGGCCGGTGTTCCACGGGGCACTCCCTCGAAGGTCGAAACTCTGGAACGACGTTCCGTGTTCACCTTCCCCACGGTTCACTATCGGGCCGATGGGAATGTGTACGCCGACGAAGTGCTGAATTCGCGGGCGTATGGCGCGACGGGCGCCGCCGAGATCATCAATCAGCGTCGGGATATGCTGATGGCGCGGATGCGGCGGGACATCGACCTGACCCACGAAAGTCTGCGCTTGGCGAAAGTCCTGACTCCGACCAATGACTTCGGCACCATGCCTGCGAGTCAGCAGATTGCGTTGAACACCGACGCCACCAAGACCCGCAAGGAAATCTTGGAGAAGATCATCCTGCCGATTGAGAGTGCGCTGGACGGGATTCCCTTCACCGGGATTCAGGCGCTGTGCGGCGATGCGTTTTGGGGCAAGCTGGTCGAGAATGCCGCGATCAAAGCGACTCTGCTGAACTACAACATGGCGCAATCGCTGCGCAACGATCCTCGCGAAGCCGTGTTCTTCGGCGGCGTACTATGGGAACGCTATCGCGGCACTGGCACGGTCATCATGACCACTGGCGAAGCCCGCGTGTTTCCGACCGGCGTACCACAGATGTGGATTCAGGCGTTCGCGCCTGCCGATACGATGGATACCGTGGGTTCGGGTGCGATGGGGACTCCGTATTGGCCGCAGGCGATTCCGAGCGTGGATAATCGGCGTTGGTACATGGAAATCCAAACCAACTGCGTGATGGTTTGCACTCGGCCTACTGCCGTGCTGCAAATTACCACCGATTAATGCAGCGTTCACTTGGGCGTGGTGATCGATGAGTTATATCACCTACAATGATCTCGTCAATGCCTTCGGGGAAGGCGAGATCATTGCCCTGAGTGACCGGGATCGGGATGGTTTACAGGACGATGGCATCATCGACGAAGCCATTGCCTTTGCCGATTCGCACATTGATGGTTATTTGCGCGAGCGATACAGCGTTCCGCTCACGAACTGTCCGGCGAATCTGCAAGGCATGGCGTGTGACTTCGCTCGGTATCGACTCTATCAAGATCAACCCACCGAACTCGTGCAAAACCGATATGACGTGGGTTGCTTCTTCCTCAAGGATGTCGCTCGTGGCTTGGTGCAACTCGACACAAGTGATGCATCGGACGCGCCTGTCGCGTATTCGCAACCGACGGCGATCTTTACCCGGTTGGTGTGGTGATGGCGACGACGGTCACGTTGTATCCCCATCTGCAACGACTGATCGACGTGTTGACGACCGGATTGCAACTCGACTATCCGATTCAAGCGTTTGCACAACTCGAAGCGATCACGATTCAGGGAGCGCCGAGTGTGTGCTTGATTCCGGGGGAGGTGCAGGTTTTACAAACCATTCCAGGGGTGCGCAAGATCACGGCGTTTCGCTTGCGCCAGGAATGGACGATTGTGACGATTTTGCGAGATGCGGGCGATCAGAAAGTCACCGTCCCGCTGATTGCCCTTATCGGTGAATGGCACGCCCGAATCCTTCGCTTGCTCATGCAAGAAGTCTTGACTGAAGGCGGGCCGATTCAACTTCTCGATTGTCCTGCATCCGAAGCGATTGATGGCGGTGCGATTGCCGGAAAGCTGCGGATTGGGACGCAATTTGTTTTGAATGCGGAGTAATGACAATGGCTGGTTTACGTGGTGCAGGTAAAGTGTATTTGAGTGTCCTCAGCGGCGGCTCGTATGGTGGGTATCTGGATATGGCGAACATCGCCTCCTTTACCCTCGGCAATGACGGCGGCGATAGCGTCACGCTAAAGAGTACCGCCCCGACGAACTATGGGGCGGTGATTGGTTCGTCCACCACTCCGGGTGACGACACCATTTCGATTGCGCTGAATGTGCCCAATCGCAAGAATCTAACCACGATGCTGTTGGGCACCGATTCGACCATTACGAATGTCGGCGCAGCGGTATCCAATGAAGCGATTGCCGTGTTAGCGAAAGGCACCTATATCCCGCTGGCGAAACGCCGGTTGGATACCAATGTGGCTCCGGTCGTAACCAATGTGGCGGGTACCGTGACTTATACCGCCACCACTGATTACGAAATCGACTATGACAACGGGCTGATCTACATCACTCCGAATAGCACGATTGCGGTTGGCACCATTCATGTGGATTACACCCACACGGATTACACCGGCTATTCGATCAATGCTCGTACCACTTCGGCGATCAACTGCAAGATGTTGTTCACCGGCGAGAACCTGGACAGTGGCGAGATCATTCGCGTGACGGCGGACAGTGTCGAACTGACCCCGGAAGGCGATTTCAGTCTGATCTCCGCCGATGGCGAATTCCTGGAGTTCACGCTGTCCGGCACGATCAAAGTCCCTGATGGCGAAACCGTCCCGTTCGTGATGGAGGTCATTAGCTAATGATCATCACCCGTGAAGTCAAGCTCAGTGATGAACTGACCATTACGGTGAAAGAGTTGACCGTTGCCGAAGTGCGTGGTTGGTTAAACGAACCCACCGAGAAAGCCGAAGATCGGGATTTCGATCTGTTGACGGATCTCATGAACTTCGATGGGATTGGCATGGATGAACTCCATCGCTTTACCGATCTGAAGAAGGAACAGGTGGAAGACTTGCCGCCGAGTGCGATTGCGAAGGTGGCGGCGGTCATCAAGGAGTTAAATGGGGTTTTTTTCAACCAATATCTTCCCGCCCTCAACCGATTGCGGGAACGTCTGGCGTCCAACTCCCCTCCCGCAGTCCACGCGCTCTCGAACGAAGCGTAAGTCGTCTCATCCGGGCGGGGCATCCTCTCGCCTGGAGCTATCCCTGGTCTGTGTTCCTCTCCGCCTGTGAGGAATACGAAGCGGCCCAAAAAACCTCCGCATAGGTGTCGCCATGTCCGTCAATGACCTGATGATGAAGATTCAACTGCTGGTGATCAGTGGTCAGTCCACCAACGAATTGAATCGACTAAAACAGGCTTTGAAGAGTCTTTCGCGACAGTTAAACGACTTGGATCGCACCCGGCTCGAACCGTTGTCGCGTGATCTCGAAGGAGTGAAACGCGCAGCGGCTTCGTTGCGCACGGTGAATGTCCAGAACTTTGCCAATTCGATTGATGAGGTTAAGAAAGCCTTTTCTGGGTTGCGCATTGGCACGGCGAATCTTGATGCCCTCAAGACCGCGTATCAGCAACTCAACACACAACTCAATGCGGGCAATCTGCAACGCTATCAGCAGCAACTCAAAACGATCAATCAGCAGTTGAGTGACGCGAAACGCTTGTCGTTGACAGGCACTGGACAAACGCAGAATGCGAATCTCAATCAATTATTGACAGACCTCAGAGTCTATGATTCGCTGATTAAACGAGCGAATACTTCGGCGAGAACGCATCGCCAGACCATTCTCGATCTACAGAAAGATTTGCGCAAAGCGTCGCAAATCAGGTTTGACCCCACACAAAATATTGACTTAGCGAAACTTCGCGCCTGGGCTAACGCATCGGGTCGTGGCGTTTCTGTAGTGAATTATCAGAAGTCATTTGATTCTTTGCAAGCATTTAATGCTGAACTCAAGAATCAACAGAATTTATTGTCGGGATCGCAAGCGAAAGTCAAGACCTTTCAGGAAACACTGGCCCGTCTACGCAATGAAGCGCAACGTGTGGCTATTCCTGATTTAACGATGGGTGGTACGCGCAACCTCATCAATGAACTGAATCAGGCGAAAGCCAAGATTGCTGATCTTCGCAAGAAAGAGATTATTCCTTTAGAGAATAATATTCGTAGTTTGCGATCAAAAGCAGATTTCAATAAAGCACTAAATATCGATCCACTTCGTGCAAATGTTCAACTGGCTCGTGCGCAGATTGCAAAACTACGGCAAGAAGCCAGTGATTTTTATAAAATCGGTGGGAAGAATGATCCTCAGTATTTAAATCGAATCAATCAGATTAAACAACTGAATGACCAGATCATTAAAGACAATATCAATATTGCCGGACTGAATAAGCAAGCTATCTCAACTACAACCAGACAGGTTGCGCAAGAACAACTCAAGTTAGCCGCTAAGAAAAATCAACTCGCGATTGATAAGAATCAAGAAGCTTCGCTTCGTGCGCTGATCGCTCAACAAAAACAATCCGCGCAACTGGCGGCGCAGGCGGTTAAAACACGTCCAGGAGGCATCCTCGACACCACCGCGCTCAAGAATGCCGCACAGCAGGAAGCGAATCTTTACAAGGGGAACATTGCCGCCCTCAAGAAATACTATGCGGATCGTCAGGCGCTGGCGCAACAGGACGCCGGACTGATCAAGAATCGGATTGTCGAGACGCAACAGCAACTCGCGCAAGTGCGCTTGACCACCGCGCAGTGGGCGGCGGAACGCAAAGAGATTCAGGCGAACATCGCTCTTGAAAGAGAGCGTTCCCGGCAGTATCAGCGCACGTTGAGCGAACAGGCGAAAGGCATCCAGGCGTCGATTCGCAGCGAGAAGGAACGCGAGAAGAGTCTCCGGTCGCAGATCGCCGAACTGACCAAGATCAACACGGTCGAGGCGCAGCGCAAAGCCTTGGCGTTGCAGCAGCAGTTGTCGGAAACCCGAGGGCGACGCACCGATCTGGTCTCGCAGATTCGTGAGACTGAACAGGCGACGAAGGCCGAACTGGCGCGGATTCGGGTGTTGCAGCAATCGGGTCAGGCGATGCGCGGACAGGCGCGGGAACTGACCACTTTATCGCGCTTATTCAATGGCGCGGCGGGTCCAGCCAAAGAGTTCTTCGCCGCGTTTCGCTTCATGCTCGGCCCGCAGATGTTGGGCTTTGCCGCGGCGGGATCGATCTTCCAGATGACCTCCGGCTTTGTCGAAGCCAACAAGGAGATCGAGAACCTGTTGCGCGGCTTGAACGCCATCAGTGGGGGACGCGGCGCGAACGAACTGGAATCGCTGATCACCACCTCGAATCGCTTGGGTGTGGCGATTAATGAAACCTCGCGCTCCTTCCTGCAACTGGAGGCGTCGGCGCAAGGCACCAGCTTGGAAGGGCGGAAAGTCAAGACGATCTTCGAGTCCTTCGCCAATGCATTGAACGTGACGGGCGCGGATTCCATCACCATGAACCGCGCCTTCCGCTCGATCACGCAGATTATCTCGAAAGGCCAGATTTATGCGGAAGAACTGAAAGGGCAGTTGTCCGAAGCGTTGCCCGGAGCGATTCAGGTCTTTTCGCGAGCCTTGGACATTACGCCCAAGAAATTAATGGCGTTGGTCAAAGCAGGCGAACTCCAGGGTCAGGCGATGGAACGCACCTTGATCCTCGTCTCCA